ATTTTACTGGAAAAGAGCAGCCGGCCGTCTTGATAAACTCCGTATGTATAACGTTCCATGGTTTCTCCTAGATATCTTTTTTCATCAATCAATCAATCAATCAAGACACCATTATAACAGAATCGGCATCAATGTCAAGCGGTTTTGACATATTTTTTCTAGATTTTACCCAGAGCAAACAGAAAACGAATATCATCGACCGATTCGAACAGGTCACGCATGATGACCTTCCCGTTCTCTTTGATGTTGAAATGTGTAGTAATATAGGGTTTTTTGCGCACCAACTTGATCACACGCCCATTATACTGCAGGGTGATGGTCGCGCCGCGCTTGGAATATTTCACTTCGGCACGCAGATCGTGTTCATATTCACGCATTGCTTTGGTGGCCAGTTCCATTCGGTCAATGATATTCGTTTTCATCTTTGTCTCTTTTTTCATCATCATGTAAACCATTATACACTGTTTTCGGCAAATGTCAAGCAGTTTTTTTAGCTTTTTTAGCTTTTTTACGACGACCATTTACCACACGGACTACTCCGCCGTGAGCCACAGCGTAGGACAAAAGAAGTTCATCATAGGTCATACCATGTTCAGCCGCTACTTCTTTGGTAAGGGCTATAAAATCTGTAACAAACTGTTTTCGGGTTATCGCCATGTTCATCTCCTATTAAAGTATATCGATCTGGACTTGCAAACCTTCCCACGTGCCCCCTAACCCTGTGGCATACCGGTCGATGCGCCACTTGGGACCACTACGAGTAAATTCCAAAGCATCCAACGCCTTCTGCGTAGCCGCAATCTGGTTAGTAAAGCATCCAATGCCATTGCGGATCTGTTTGGCAGTAGTCCAAATTCCCACACCGCTGATTATGACACGCAGTTTTTGGCTTTGCTTAAGACGTTTGATTTGCATTTTACTTCTCCGTTTCGCTATTGTATGTAAACATTATAGACCCAAATCCATTTAATGTCAACCAATTTTTAAAACTAATTCCATGTGTCTACGTACAGTCCAAACAGCCTAAAATGGAGAAAAAATATAAGTTATTGATTCTATTGACTTTTTATTGGCCGGTGGAAAACGAATCAATGCGCTAAGTCATTGATTCGTATAGGGTATTAATCTAGTTTTGATTCGGGGTATGCTTTGATACCTAATTCATCGCACAGAACCTTAGCATACGCTGCGGCGCCTGCTTCCTTAACATCCACATTCTGTACCGGAAGACCTGAGGGATTCCACAGTTGGAGCCCACCGTTATATGCCTTACTGAACCCGATCGATTTTAGGGCCCGACCTATTTTGGTTGAGCCTTTTTCGAACACCGTAACCCAGGCAAATCCGCACGGGTAATTATCTTTTCCACCCATACGCTCATTAAGGAATTTGGTAGCAGCCGCCTGTGCCGCTTGCTGGGCTTTCTGATGAATTGCCTGAACGTTTTCGATAATCATTTATATCTCCATTTCGCTATTGTATATTATAGACCCAAATCAATGGCTACGCAAGCCATTGATTTCATTAAATAAACTTCACACACGGGGGAATACGACGGCTCAGATTTCGAATTTTGGTCAACGTTTCAAACAATTGTTTTTCCAAAATATCGAACCCAACACCGCTACAAGCTTCCATTCCAACCTGCAAGCGTCGGGCTTGCGCGACCAAATCCTGCTTCTTCTGCACCTTCTTAGCATGTTCTACGGGAACCATCGCTTGCAACCCACCTACTGTCATCTGCACATGATCTTTAAACATTTTGTATCTCCATTTCGCTATTGTATGTAAACATTATAGACCCAAATCCATTTAATGTCAACCAAAATATAGGCACTGTAAGTGCTTGATTTATATATGGAAATGCCCCATTTCTGGGGCATTTTTTAAGCGGTAGATAGTGAATCAAATCGTTCTAGTGCCCTTAATCGGGCAATCCATAATCTTACGATCATTTCGTCCGATATCTCTAGATCGTCATTTACGACTACCTTTGGACGAGAGTAAGAACGATGTGCTACTAATTCGGATGAATCAGTTAACCTATCACAATCATCTGCTTGATGACTGCTAGAATTACTTAGCAGCCTTGTCAGCCTTTGCATCGGCTTTGGCAACAGGTGCTTTAGCTTCACTTTTAGTATCGGCTTTTTTAGCTTCTGCTTTAGGGGCATCAGCTTTTTTGGCTTCAGCAGCTTTAGGAGCATCAGCAGCGAAAACAGTTGCGGCGAACAATGTTGCGATAATTGCGGTGATAAATTTCATTTGTATTTCCTTTTAAGTAAGTTCACAGACAAAAATTGTCTGTATATATATTAACGCATAACTCTATACTTCAGTTGACACTATGTTGGGAAAATGAGCACCGAGGCGCCCATTTTGTTTTTACTTCTTAGATGTAGTACCTTGATTAACAAAGCTATACATCTTTTCTGCCGTTTCTAACACTTTATCGAGTCCTGGATATTGCGGCATTCCAATAGTAGTAATTACCTTACCCGATTTTTCATCGCGTTCAGCAGTTACTTCCCAGCCATTCCATTTATATGAAAAATCCTGAGAAACAAAATCTTTAGCCATCGCTAAGATATCACTCCTAATTTCATAACCATTCTTATTGAATTTAACTTCCGGCATCTTTGGTGTGTCTGACATAATTTTCTCCTTTGTGTGTATGTGTATGTCTTTTGCTACTTTATCAGATAATCTGATTTACTTCTTTATGGTTTTTATAAGCACGAATACCATCTAAAATACCATCAAAAATTAATACAATAGCAGTTACTATATTTTTCATCTCAAGTTCCCTTTCTGTGTGTGTTGAAAAACGGGTTTGGCAGATCCCGAAACTGTATACTATTTACCCTAACTTTGGAGAAATAATATATTACTTCTTCGCTTGAGATTTTTTACTGTCTGCTTTGCTATCTGTCTTTTTAGCCTTCTTCTTAGCTAATTTCATTGGCTTCTTTGTTGCTTCCGCTTTTGACTCATCTTTCTTTGCAGGTTCTGCTGAATACGTATATCCCACAATACTGAACGAGATTAAAATTGCGAATAGTAATTTTGTCATTGTTGACTCCTTTGTAATTATACTACAGTAGTATTTATTTTGTCTATTACTTTGTTACCCGTATAGATTTTAAGTAAGCGAATACGTCCCCGTACAATTCTATTAGCATAGCAGTTTTACCGTCATATAAGCGGATAACAGGACCTTTATCTGTAGTATCGAGTGATCTGCCTAAATAGTAAGGGCAGGGCATTTTATTGTCTAACTCTAATAAAGCTCCGTTCCAATGAGTTACTTCTTTTGTTTTACTAAGAGAATCAACCTTTGGTAAATCTAACGGAAACGAATAATGTTCCACATCCACAGTTCGTAACATTTTATCCCCTACCGCAGTAAGTCTTAGCCCACCGTCTCTTCGGATATTTACCCACCATTTAAGCATAGCTTGAGTATATGTCCAACCACCGCCGGAACCCATTAATACTAACTGGTCAATAATACCGGATGTAATAATTTCTTTTGTATTAGGTTTACGCATCTGGATAAACACGAGTGCCGTTGTTCATAAACACGACACTGAACTTATCAGTTTTGAATTGGGTATTTAATTTTCTGCATAGATTACGTGCATGTCCTGGATTGCTAAAGCTGGTCTTTTTATATTTAGGGACAGATTCGCTATCTAGGTAATGCTGGCTCTTTAGATTGATCGGTTGATCTTCATAAAATACGGCCCATATGCCAGAAGCCTCTACAATTTGATCACATCTATATGTAGTTTTATCAACATGTTCTATTAGAACCTTTGGCTGTGTCCTGCTCATTTACCACCGACTACCTTTCATTACGACCTCAATAGTTTCGGCGGGCGTAACAGCTTTCGTTTGATCTAAAACTAATTTGGTTATCTCATCCCTTAATGCACGTGCGTCTGCAATAGGTATAACTACGTCACGCCCTTGACGCCCCTCCATTGTTGCAATTTTATCTATAAACCGTTTAATTTGAATCATACTATATTTATGCTGTTTTTTGCCTCATCCTCAGTTTTGAAGGGACCTTTATATTCATATCGTTGGATAAAGATGTATTTTGGGCAAAAAATCAGTTGGAATTCATCATTCTGTTTAACTACAAACCACCCGGCAACGTAGAAACACTTACTTTTGGTCGTTTTAGTATATAGATGTAATCTTTTCTTAACATCCAAAATACTATTATATACCTTATTGCCAGTAGTAGGATATATTGCGAACGGAGGTGTATTAATTTTAGATTTGACGATCGGCTCAAATCTAATATTTTTGATCTTCGTTATTGTTTTTGTAGAATCATAATGTTCTACATTATCACCCAACTTTACTTCATATCCAGTACCTTCTGCTATAACATTACCAACTTTATTTTGACCATCGGTTATTACCCAATATTGATTGTTAATAATAGGTTTAGCTTTTAGATTCATTTTCTTCCTTAGTTAATTTATATACAAGCATAAAATGCTCGTATGCCTTTCTTACTACAGGTATCTCTAACATTTTTTCTGCTTCTACTACCATGGCCTTTACCCCAGCTTCAGCGGCCTCCTGGGCACTGGGCCATTGAAGTAAGTGTAGCTTTTCACCAAATGCTTTAGATAAGTTATCCCACGCGATAAGTTGATCTTGTGTTAACGGATATTTGTGAGACCGCATATCAGATGCTTTTACGATTACTTTGCTAATAGCATCAGTCGCATACTGGCCGGCGGCAATCATTGGTGCTAGCGCAGGCTCAATATCAAACCTGCGTGAACTACCACCGGGGTAACACATCACAAGATGTGTACCTTTGGGAAAACTGTCCAAATACTCACTGTCGTATTCGGCAACAGGCTTGTACCGGCGACCAACTTTTTCGTAAAATATTTTTTTCATCTTACCCTACCAAATGCCCTTTATAGGGGCTGTTTAACCACTTTGCGTATGTCTCTATTTGTTCTGATATTTTGATAAGCTCATACTTACCGCAAAACTTCATAAAATGAACTCCAACTTGCGGAGTAGTAGTTATTCGGACACTTTCCCGAATAGTTTTATCTACTGCCTCTTTGATATCATCCGGCTGAGCAGTCAAGTCGATAAGCTTACAATTACGCTCATAGTCCTCCCGCACCTTATGCTCTTTACCGTTATGATCAGTCCAACGCTGCAACATTAGATTGTTCCAAGCAAACCCTTGCTTGTTCCTATCAGCATACGCTTCAGTAAGACCAATCTTATTTTTACTACCCTTAGTCCGAACTCCCGGATATGCACTAAACACGTTATCGGTTGTATCGCCCCGCATAGTTTTCTCGAAAAGGATAAATTTAGGATCACCAAGCACCTTAGGTTCTTTGGTCTTTTTATCTATGATCAACCGACCCTTTTCATCATGATATCCATCAAGCGTAATCAATTGATTACTAACACCGTTATACTGATGAACATTCTCACTAATCAATTGTACATAATCGGTATCGCTACTAATGATATAGTGATGATCATCGGGATGTAGATGAATAAACCTAGCAATCATATCATCTGCCTCAGCCCGTTCATTACGTAATACACTAACGTTGGTTTTTTCTTTAAGAAACGTAGTAAAGACTTCGTATGTTTCCCAAAACATTTTATTTTCTTCGGCTTCTGTTTCGGTCAATGCCTGAGTAGCAAGGACACGATGTGCCTTATAAGGCTTATAGAGGTCCTTCCGAAAGCTGCGTCCCTCCAAGCAAAATATGACATGCTCTGCTCCGAACTTTCGAACCACTTGATTAACTGATGCTAGAGTAATATGAATCGCCATAGCAATTTTTTCAGAGGTATCCGTGTTTCGGCTAGCGATATGTCGAGCGCGGAAGAAAGTATTTGCCGTATCAATTAGTGCGAATTTTTGTTTCATAATGTTATTATATACTCTTTATTGGTTGATGTCAAAATTTAAAAACCCTCAAGATACTTTTTTGGGTATTTAATCGCATCCGTTAAAAAATTTTTAAGGTTAGGTGTTTCCCGAGTAAGCGGCAAATGTTGCTTTTTTACAATAACTATTCCAGGAATCTTTAGAATTTTCTTACGATAGTATTCTTCAAGAATATCTGTTGTGATTCCAGTAGTCTTTGTATTGATATATTCAGACCGATCTAATCCATTAAATTTAGAAAAGTGTTTTTTGAAGTGAATTTTTCCATCATTCTCCAATGTATTAATTAGACCATTTCGACCGGGCAGCGCAATAGCTACAAACATAAAGGTAACCGTATTGCCGCCCTTTTCATAAGTTGCCCTTCGGTTAGGATAATCTTCTGTAATTCCCGGCTTTGCGTATTCATCTTTATTTTGCACAAGTGCAATATAGAGACTTAGTGACATGATATAATAAAAGCTTGTGTTTCTTTTGGAAGAGCATGAAACAGCAAGTACTTATCATCCGTATAGTCTTTCATAAAATCCGTAGAAACATTCTTAAATGTGCCGCCACCCTGATAGTAAATTTGTAACAACAACGCCAATGATGCATCTGCCGGACAACTGGGTATCTTCTCACCGGGATTAACAATCTTATACCATTCTTTGAATGTTGATTCAGTAAGGCACCGAAATTCTGCAGGTGATCCAACTAAGTTACGAATGATATTTCCTAAAGCTATAATAAAATCTTTATTTTGTTGATTCGTCAATGACTTTGAACCTTTGATTTTATTACGCAAGTTTATCATAGGTGCAATTTCAATGGAGTCAACAGACCGATCATCCCAATTCCATTGATGTATTTGACACCACCAATGCATTTCTTCATCAGTAAAATCCTTCAATAGATCAACCCGAGTGAACGCTCCCGGTAACCCTCGATTTTCTTCATCATGTTCATGAATAGGGATAATATTATAGCTTTCCATAATAACCTGTTTAGCATAAGCATCTTCATATGCCTCTTTAGTAAGTGTATTTGGACTATCTTGCCGTTTAGCAAGGACGTAATTTTTCCACTTATCAAAATAAGCAAGCGGTTTTTTATCATCACCGTTAACACCCAAAAAGTGTTCACGTGCAAAAGTAAAATTGTCAAACTCAACAACTTGGCATTTAACTTCGATATCAAGCCAATTATCGGAAGTAATACCATCTTGTTCAAAATAACCCCAATAAGCAAGTACTCCATAAGTTACTGCGGTATGTTGACCGTCAATAATATAATAGTAATATTTTTTATTATGTTTGATTTTTAACACGTTAACATATTGAACCTTTTTTGGGTCAAATTTTTCCAAAATCTTTTTAAGATGCTTATTGCTTATCGGACGTTGAACAGCCAATGCGCTTAGTAATTCACGCAACCGTGTTGCTTGGTAATAAGGTAGGTTCTTAATAGAAAAAGCCTTTGTCTTGTCTTTGGCAAGATTACGTTTTGTGATTGCACCTATAGGATCCTCTAGAAAATTATTCACCAATGTTTCTAGTGTTTTAGCTTCATGATCATTCGGTTTTTTATCTAGCGTATTTGTTGGTCGAGTTGAAGGATCAACCTTTTCCGGTATATACTCCGAATCCAAAAGGTTTGTAGCCAATTTAACTATAAGTTTCTTCGTTTTTTTAATGCCGCGGGATTTAGGTGCTTTACCTATAAAAGAAACTGAATCGGTTTTCGCATTCATTTACTTACTCCAAGTTGTTGATGTAATAAAGCATTATACAGGATTAATAGATTATTTGTCAACCTCTATTTGTTCTCTATACAAATCAATAGCTTATATGCGCTTTTCTAAAACTTTATCAGCTAACCCATACGTTACCGAATCTGCTGCACTGATGTAAAAATCATGTTCCATATCTTTGGCAAGATCGTCATATGATTTGTCTACACTATTATGACGAACATAGATACCAGTAAGGGTGCGCTTCATATCCATTAATTCTTTGATTTGAATTTCCATATCGGTTGCCTTACCTTTTGCACCACCTGACGGCTGATGAATCATATGCCGTGCGTTAGGTAGAATATTTCGCTTACCGGGCGCCCCTGCTTGTGCTAGTAAACTTCCCATACTGCATGCCTGACCCATTACAATGGTAGCAATATCGGGCTTGATAAATTGCATTGTATCATAGATCGCCATACCAGCAGTAACACTACCACCGGGACTATTGATATACATTTGAATATCTTTGCTAGAATCTTCACTTTCCAAAAACAAAAGTTGGGCTACGATTAGATTAGCCATATGATCTTCTACTTCACCTTCAAGTAGAATAACGCGATCACGCATTAACCTAGAGTAAAGATCATAAGTACGTTCACCGCGGGAAGTTTGTTCAAGTACAATTGGAACTAGATTCATTTTGAGTCCTTAGTTAAAAATAGTAATTACTATTATAACACCGACTCAACGTAATGTCAACTACATAGGAAACCAAACTAGCGGCGTTCAGCTCTACCTATATTTGGCTCTCGATCTCTAGTTATACCCCTAGTCTTTTCAGCTTTACGTGTACTTTTTGGGTTAACAATATCTTTGGCAACATCTGCGACATCAGGTAATGCAGGAGAATCATCTACTTCTGGTTCACCAAATTCACTACTTACATCATCGTCTGTTCTACCCAATTTGAAACTAAAGCCGCCGGCGGTTGGGTCATTTGCAGTAGACTTATTTTCAACTGTAACAACCCCGTCAAGTTTTGCTGGCCATTGAGTAGCAAACGTCAATTGACCCTGAGCATAGTCAGTATATTGCTGCATAAAATTCATCTCTAATACTTGTAGGATGGCCCCAGCAAATTCGGGAATTGCACCATTATTGTTTATCGCATTAGCTACTTCTTTCTTGATAGCATATACTACTTTTCCACCATCCGAAGCATTTGATTTAACAGTGTCTATAATGTTTTTATATTTGGCAGGTAGTTTTAATTCAGTACGCTGTTTACCTGCGTTTATACTTTTGATACATAGCCCCATAAGATCGGAGGATTTTGTATTAAATGGTAAAAACTTGTGCCACTCTTTCCCGATTGATTTTGGATTTATACTATGAATAAAATCTAAAACGTCAAAAGCTTGAGTGATTGTACTTGGGCCTGCACCCTTTACATCACCTGCTTTACATAAATCAATAAATTTAATTGCATTTTTAAGAGCAGGATTAGTTCTTAGATCATCAGAAATTTTTAATCCAGAAATAGCAGGGGCGGCGCCGCCGCCTGTTCCCTTACTTGATATATTCAAACTATGACTAGATTTACTATTGGTGATCGTAGCATAACTATCTGCGATATTAGTATTTGCTTTACCCGGAAAGTGTAAAACTAACTCATCTGTGCTTCCACCCAACCAAGCTAAAAATTGTTGTTTCTTTGGGAATCTAGTTCGATCATATAATAATGCTAGAACACCTAAATATTCGCCGGCATAATCAACAATTGCTTTACGTATTTTTTGCTTTTCTGTACCCTGATATTCTTCAGGTAAATAAACTAATTCTCCTGAGATAATATATTGAGCTAATTGTATAATAACTTTGCCGTATTCAGTACTGTTTAATACTGGATTGTTAACTAGTGTCTCATAGAAGTCAGATGCAGGTATATCATAATCAGTAATTTTGATCGATGAAGGTTTTACTAGTAAACTTTCTTTACCAGCTTCTTCTGGATTTTCTCCGGCAGCAACGGCTGAACCACCAAACTCTTTTGTTTTAGCTAGTTGGCTTAACGGGATTTCTCCCCCGTCGGTTGTTTTTGCTTTTATCGAACCTTTAAATTCATTTTGACCAATGAGGTCAGTAAATCTTTTAGCTTCTCTTGGATCGATAGTTACTTCAGTACCAGTAACAGTAGTAAAGGGAGATTTGGCTTTAATCTTAGCTATAAATGTATCGAATCTTTGCTGTCGTCCGATAAATTCACTGGGAGCTAAATTAGAACCTTCGATTAATTGATTAAGTGTGTCTAGTAGGTCGCGCATCTTGTATTTATGCTAATTTAGCACTTTCTAATATCTTGTGTCTCAAACCATAAATTGTGGCTATACGAGACTTTTAACGGTATTCGATATCTAGCTAGCTTACGTCTAAATTGGAAAAAGCTAGGGCCATGGCTCATAATAGAATCTTGCCCGTTTAATTCTCGCTTTGAACTGTAGATATCCCACTGATACTGATGTACCATCTCATGGGCTAATATAGTTATCATCCATTGAACACAATACCATTTATCCATAAGCTTAATCTCACAGTATGTACCGTCGTTTAGCTCTAATTTCCCGTGACACCATCCCCAATAGGTTCTACATCTAGGAGTGAGATGTATTTTAGGTTTTTTTAAGGAATTTCCAAATATTTCTTTGTTTAGTAGCTTATAAACTTGCTCTATTTGCGCTAGAGGGGGTCTAAAACACAGTCTTTTTTGTGAGGTTACTGTAGGCAACGGGGTTGACATTAACTTACGTAATGATAACTTTTTCGAGCGCATATCTATATTTATCGTAGTTTTTTTAACAACGGGTCCAAATGATCTAAATAGATAGTAAGGAGAATATAATGATATCATTTATTAAAAAGTTGTTTGGTGTAACAGAGAAACAAGAGCCTGTACAGGCCGAAGCGGTAGCTGCTGTCGAAGTTGCTGTCGTTGAACCTGTAGTAGCTGTAGTTGAATCTGCTATTCCAGTATTGGCAGAAGCTAAGCCAGCGAAAAAAGCTAGAAAACCTCGAGCGAAAAAATAAAAACTCAGGAAAATCAAATATAGGGTAGGAAACTACCCTATATTTTTAATATGCTAGCTGGATTCGATATAATTAGTGACTTGAATCTAACGTCATTGAAGACCTTTATCTGGGAAGGTAAACCCACTAGTTTATTCTGTATTATTCCCGGAAATATCAGTAGTAATTTAGATATTGTATATGATACTCTTGCTCATCTTAGTAAATTATATCGTGGGGTGTTTTTTATTGATGGCGGGCTTGAGATGGGAGATCCTGAATTAAAGGATCAACGGGTAGAACATCTATCTAGAATGGCCAATAAATTTAAGAATGTATCATACCTAAATACTAACGTAATTGTAGTCGATGGTATCGCAGTTATCGGATGTAACGGATGGTTTGGGAACTATTTTCCCACCAGCAGAATTGAGGGTTTACGAGCATCCTTGCACTGTGCCACCGATAGAATATACCTACAGGACACTTTAGCGAAACTACAACTACACCTAGATATCAAAAAAATTATTGTGGTATCTAATTCGGTGCCGGCAATGAAATTTTATTTTGGGGAAACCCCAGAAATTTTAGATGAGGTAAATCTAAACTCAGTGTTAGCAATAGATACAGAGATGAAGATTGTAGCTTGGGTATTTGGTAACCATCATAACGATGTGAATGCTACAATAGAAGGCGTCCATTATATTAATAACGGACGCTTTGGTAAAGACCCGTACTGGCCTAAAAGACTTGAAGTAGAGATTTAGCTTGCTTCGGCTTCTATCTTAACTTGTAACGGGAACCCCTGTTCTCGGGCTTCTAACGTAACCTCAATACCTTTTTGCTCAGCAATTTCATAGGGCATAACAGCAACTACTGCGCTTCCCTCAGTATGAATTCCGCGGGTTATATTACTAGCAGTATCATCGGTGTATGAAAAATGCGTGATCAACGATTGAATTACAAATTCGATAGTAGTAAGATCATCATTGATATAGATAATCTTAAACATCGGTGGTTCCGGAAGTTTTACGTTTGGTTTAATTTTTACGTTAGATTCAGTTTTCAGTGACATATAGATACCTTTTAGTATGAGTGTGCAGATTCTGCACACTCGTTGTTTATACTGCTATTATACTATTTATTGTAGGTAATAGCAATTTGCTTGGGTTTTTTCTCTTCAGGTATAATCATAACTAAATCAATAGTTAAGATACCGTCTTTTACCCCTGCCCCTGCAACTTCTATATGCTCAGCTAACTTAAAACTACGTTCAAAACTTCGGCTACCGATTCCCCTGTATATATATTCATATGCAGATTTATCTTTGGTATCTTCAAATTTTGAACCAGTAATAATAAGTATCTTATGCTCTAACTCTACTTTAATTTCACCTTCTGAAAACCCAGCTACCGCAAGTTCAATACCAAAAGACTCATCAGTTTTTTTAATAATATTGAAGGGAGGGTAACTAGTTTGTTGAGAGGTGACTTTAAGTAACTCATCAAACATGGTATCAAACCCAATTCCAAATTTGTGAACAGATGGAATATCTAAAGCGCGAAGTGTTAATGTATTTGTCATCATTTTCTCCTTTATTTAAGCAAGTATGACATTTCGTGTGGACCCGATAATCGGCATCCACATATATATTTATGCTGCTTTACTTTGGTCCTCAGTGAATTCTGCATTGATTGGCTCTTTCTCTGTATCAGCTTTCGAAGCCTCAGCCTTTTCTTGATCCAATTTAGCCTTTGCAGTCATTACCGGCTGCGAAGCTTGGAATAGATCGCCAGCACTCTTACGAATAGTGTCAGCATCGTCACCTTTAAGGTCTTCTTCAGCCTTAGTAATAGCTTCAGTAACCTTAGTCTTTTCTTCTTCGGTTAACGTAGCTTCAACCTCACTAAGATCATTACGTACATTATGAATCATTGTTTCAGATTGATTACGGGCCTCTATAAGATCACGGGCGGCCTTGTCAGCTTCAGCATTCTCTTCACCTTCACGTACCATACGGTCGATTTCTTCCTTAGTAAGACCGCTATCTGATTTGATAGTAATCTGATTCTCTTTGCCAGTATTCTTATCTTTAGCTGAAACATGCATAATACCGTTAGCATCAATATCAAGTGTAACTTCAATCTGAGGCATACCGCGACGAGCAGGAGGAATACCTTCAAGGTTAAATTCACCCAATTGTTTGTTATACTTGTAGAGTTCACGTTCACCCTGTGCAACCTTAATAGTTACTGCAGGTTGATTATCCTCTGCTGTGCTAAACGTTTGACTATGCTTTGTAGGAATTGTGGTATTCTTGTTAATCAGTTTAGAGAATACACCGCCCATAGTTTCGATACCTAAACTCAACGGAGTAACATCTAGTAGAAGAACGTCAGTACGATCACCGGCTAATACACTACCTTGAATTGCAGCACCGGCAGCAACAGCTTCGTCAGGATTAACATCTTTGCGCGGAGCTTTGCCAAAGAGGGTTTCTACAACCTCTTGTACCTTTGGCATACGTGTCATACCACCAACAAGAATTACCTCATCAATATCACTATTAGTAACACCGGCATCTTTCATTGCAGTTTTACATGGTTCAATACTACGCTGAATCAACTCATCAACCAAACTTTCTAGTTTAGCACGAGACAACTTAACAGCTAAGTGTTTAGGACCACTAGCATCTGCTGTTACATAAGGTAGATTTACTTCCGTCTGTAGAGAGCTTGACAATTCAATCTTAGCCTTCTCAGCAGCATCCTTCAATCGTTGTAATGCTAGCATATCGCTCTTAAGGTCAATGCCGCTATCCTTTTTGAACTCATCAACTAGATAATCCATAATGCGTTGATCAAAATCTTCACCACCTAGAAAGGTATCGCCGTTTGTTGACATAACTTCAATCTGTTTATCACCATCGACATTGGCAATTTCAATGATACTAACATCGAACGTACCACCACCCAAGTCATATACAGCAATCTTACGATCAACCTTATCGGCTTTATCTACCCCATATGCTAATGCAGCCGCAGTTGGTTCGTTGATAATACGCAAGACTTCTAGTCCAGCAATCTTACCGGCATCTTTCGTAGCTTGTCGTTGACTATCATTAAAATAAGCCGGCACAGTAATTACTGCTTGTGTTACCGAATGACCAAGATAATCCTCGGCCGTCTTTTTCATTTTACGCAATACTTCTGCGGAAATCTGCGGAGGTGCTAATTCTTTTCCGTCTACGCTTACCCAAGCATCACCGTTACTAGCTTCGATGATATTAAAGGGCATCAAGCCAATATCTTTTTGCACCGCATCTTCTTTAAATTTGCGACCAATTAACCTCTTAGAGGCGTAGATTGTATTTTTAGGATTTGTTACTGCTTGACGTTTTGCACTAGCACCTACTAGGATCTCGTCATTCGCATATGCAAC